CTGCGCGATGCGTTCCTGATGTTAGGTGACACGGTTATCGGCATCGACCTGCCGGGTACGGGGGCTGAGATCGAGTGCGATTTGGAGGTCGAAGTCCCCGGCGGCGTTCTGACAGGTGAGATCGACATCGTTGTGTGCAACGCTAAGGTTTACGACTGGCACGCGCATCATGCGCTGGCCGAGGCGGCAAAGTCGGCAATCATCAACATCGGCAGCATCTACGGAGTGGTTGGAAATGACCCAAAAATCTACGAAGGCACGGAAGTCGAAAGCACGCCCGCGCACTACGCGGCCAGCAAAGGCGCGCTTATTGCGCTTACCCGTTGGCAAGCCACCAACCTTGCACCAGTCCGAGCTAATTGTGTATGTCCCGGAGGGATATACCGGGACCATTCGGATATATTCCGAAGCCGATATATACGGAAAGTCCCGCTCGGTCGAATGGCCACCGAAGACGACATCGTAGGTCCGGTGCTGTTTCTTTGTAGCGATGCGGCTAGGTACGTGACAGGCCAAGTGTTGATGGTAGATGGGGGATATTCGGCATGGTGAATATACCATTATGTATTTCATGCTTCGGCTTAGGTTTTGCAGTTTGCGGTTTGTTAGTTAAGATTTTGGAACATTGATATGACTGACTTTAACGGCGTAACCGTTGTCTGCAACTCCCGCGCTGAGGCTGGCCCACTAGAGTCCGTCATCGCGGCTATGCCGGGGTGTTCTGTGACGCGCTTTAATTCGGATGGTATGTCTCCAGCCGTTGCCGTCGCCCAGGCAGTTATCTTCTTTACCGTTGCGTTCAAATCTCAAGACGCAAAACTCGTTGTTCTGTTAGGGGACCGATATGAAACACTTGCGGCGGCGCTGGCGGCTATGTTCTCTAATATACCCGTGGCCCACATCCATGGCGGGGAAACGACCACTGGTGCATTTGATGATGCCATGCGTCACAGCATCAGTCATATGGCGGCGCTTCACTTTGTTGCTACAGATGACTTTGCCATGAAGCTGGTGAAGATGGGTATTCACCCATTCACCATTGATGTCAGCGGTGCCCCCGGCTTGGACAGCATTGAGGGCAACAGCGCAAAGCGTGACAAGACCGAGATACTGGTTACATACCATCCCGAGACACGTTCGCCAGATTATGGCGTTTCCCAATGTGAGCGTATGTTGAACGCGTTGGAGAAATGTTACAGGGATGGGTACGACATTATTTTTTGCGGCGTGAACAACGACCCAGGCTCGGATGAGATTAAAGAGTTGATTAGGGTTTTTTGCGAAGATCGCCAACGCGTCAAAGTCGTTACAGACATGAGCCATCGTGAATATATCGAGAAGATGCAGTCCGCTGCCCTCGTCATCGGCAACTCCAGCGCGGGGGTGATTGAAGCGCCGTGGGTCGGCGTGCCGTCCGTTAACCTTGGCGACCGCCAGAAGGGCCGACCAATGTCTAGTTCGGTGTATTCATCTCTCAATGACATAGGTAGGGCTTTGAGCCACAAAGGGCCGTGGCAACCATTCTATCATGGCGGGGCAGCGGTAAGGATCGCGGCTGCGGTTGAGAAGCGGCTTAAAGATGAAAGATAAACTTCCACAGTTAAACGCCAGAGTCCCTGCGGACTTAATTGACGAATTAGAGAATTTTTGTGATAATGCTTTGATGCATAAGAGAGAAGTTATTGAGTTGGCAATTAGGCGGTTTCTGGCAACCGAAAAAATTAAGGTTAGGGATGTTAGAAGTACAAAATCTTAATTTTGGAAGTATCCCGAAAATCCACATTAACGACGCCATCCCCGATGGCGTGCTTGTCGGTTATGATAACTTTGGAAACATTGTTTGTTGCATTGAATTTTACCCAAATTATTCATTCTTGTTTGGCGACGAAGACGATCAGGATGTTGTTGCCGAGTGGAGCGTTTGTAAATCTCATGCCCGACGCATAGCTATGATGGCTGCTTGGCGTAGCAGCGATTACTCTTGTGTCGGAAATTCTTAATACGGCTCTCCACCGAGCCGTAGCGACCGAGGAGATGCCCTGGTCCCCACCGTCCCTCTTCTCGGTCGCACCCTTTAGGAAGTAAGATGTTAAACATTCCGCCAGATGTTGAACGAGACGCCATATTTGTAAAAGTCTACCTACAGACAGGCGACGGCTTGGATGCGTGCAAGCGGGCCGGTTTTGTCGTTCATGGGTACGACGACCGCACGGTGGCGGAGTACCTGCTGGACCGCTGCGATATTCAGGAAGCCGTTAAGGCCGCGAAAGAGTCCAAGGCTAGGAAGCCAGCGTCTGTAGACATTACGCGGGAAAGCATCATCTCTGATCTGGACGCGATCCATCAGTCGGCCATGGTTGATAAGGAATACGCGCCAGCCATTGCGGCCAAGAAGCTGCAAGCGCAGCTTATGGGCGTGCTGCAAGAGAGTGTGCAGGTCACGCACAAGATGGATGTGACGCGCATGACGGATGAGCAGTTGATGAAACTGATTGCTTTGAAGTCAAAGCAAGAAGACCTCAACATGATTGACATAACCCCGACTGGATTGGGTCAGCTTAGTGGCCCCTCAACAACCAACGGTTAGGAGAATTAATTATGGCAGCAAAATCAAAAGTAAACGCTGCGGGCAACTACACTAAGCCTGGAGTGCGTAAACAGTTATTCAACAGTATCAAATCGCGTGCCGTTCAGGGCACAGGGGCAGGGCAATGGAGCGCGAGGAAAGCGCAGCTTCTTGCCAAGTCGTATAAAGCCAAGGGCGGAGGCTATAAAGATTAGTTATGAAAAAGCCACAACTCTCCCTTAAGAATTGGACTAAGCAAGAGTGGACCACCAAGTCTGGCAAGCGGTCGTCAGATACGGGTGAGCGTTATTTGCCGAAGGCAGCTATTAAGGCGCTGTCTCCGCAAGAGTACGCCGCGACGACAAGGGCTAAAAGAAAAGGCAAAGCCGAGGGGAAACAGTTTGTAGCGCAGCCCCCGAAGATTGCTAGAAAAACGTCCGGTTATAGATAGTCAACTTAGTGGCCCTGCAAGAACCGACACTTGACGAAGCTGCGGCGGAGGTAATGCGCCGTCGTCAGGCGCGTGAGAACTTCTCAGACTTCATGGCATATATGCACGGCAAGCCACCGCCGCGTCATATGGAATTTCTATGCAATAAGCTGCAAGAAAAGATGACCCGAAAGGGTGACCGTCTGTTGGTGTGCTTTCCACCGGGCCACGGGAAAAGTACGGTGTCTTCGCTGTACTACCCGGCGTTCTATTTATCCAAGAACCCGACGCACAACATCATCACTGTTAGCCACACTGAATCGTTCGCGGAACAGTGGGGCCGTAAAGTCCGTAACATCATGTTATCGGATGAATACAAAATGCTGTTCCCAGAGATTGAAGTATCTGACGACAGCCGTTCCGCTGGCCGGTGGGACTTAAAGCAAGGCGGCTCGTACTATGCAACTGGCGTCGGCGGTACAGTGACCGGACGCCGGGCAGATTGTTTGGTTGGAAGCACTCTGGTAACGACTCAGAATGGCCTTATTACCATTTGCGATATACATGAAATGGAAATAAAACCGAAAGTCTTGGCATACGACCATGTTAATCAACATTTAGATTGGTGTGCCGTTGTCGCATCTAGAAAGATAGAAGATAGAACAACTATTAACATTAGAACTTTTTCTGGACACGGACTGCGATGCACTCCAGATCATCGTATAGCCCGGAAGTCAATTTATAATGATGAGTATACTGCCGCCGGAGATTTATCCGTAGGCGATCTAATCCATGTGATTGGTGACGGTCCTTTGCGTGAGCACACTTACGAAGTTGTGAATTATATAAGTTTGTCTGCTCAAGAGGACGTTTACGACATTCAGGTTAGTGAGCATCAAAACTTTATAGCTAACGGCATACTTGTCCACAACTGCGTAATCTGCGACGATCTTTTGAAAGGCATTGACGACGCTGAATCTAAACTCGTCCGCGACAATATGTGGGACTGGTGGGGGTCTGACTTATCAACCCGTTTGAAGCCCAGCGGCGTGATGGTGATTATCGGTACGCGCTGGCACCTTGACGACATCATTGGCCGGGTCATGGCTGCTGAGAAGCAGAAGGGCGGCGACAAGTGGGACAAGGTTATCCTGCCCGCGCTGGCTAAAGAGAAAGACCCGCTAGGCCGTAAGGTCGGGGAAGCCCTCTGGCCGGAGTGGGAAAGCGAAGCCGCCCTGGCCCGTAGGCGCGCACAGCCGTCCATGACGGCGCGCCAGTGGGAAAGCCTGTACCAGCAAAGCCCGGTCCTTGAGTCGGGCAACATCATCAAGCGCGACTGGATCAAGATTTGGAACCAACGCGAACCGCCCAAGTGCGACTTCATTCTACAAAGCTGGGACACGGCTATTACGTCCAAGAACAAAAGCGCCTACTCGGTCTGTCTGACGTTTGGCATCTTTACAGAAGACAAAACAGATTTGCCGTCTGTCATCCTGCTGTCCCGCTGGCGCGGGCGGGTGGATTACCCAGACCTACGCAAGATGGCCCAACGGCTGGCGAACCATTATCTGGA